GCCACATACTTCTGTGACCAACTGGCTGACTTCACCAAATGTGTCCACATGGAATACAGCACTGCAGAAGTGAGTGAGCCATAGACCATTTGACTTCCAAAATATGGGTCCCACAAATAGCCAGTCTTTTCAGCATGATACAAAACAACTGGAATGAATGGAACATTGTTGGCATCTCTATATGGATAGTCTGCGCCTTGGTGCGTTGGATGACCCATGAACATCTCTGACATGTCAGCACCAAGTGAACCATCAGTGTTGATTTCAAACATTCCAAATGTTGGGTTCTGCATGTCTCTGATGTCAATCACATCTGCAACCCAAATGTATCCCTTGGCAGTTTTGCGCAATCTGTATTCCTGATAGTACACTGGAACATCTGGTTGGTCTGGATGCGCTTCACAATATACCATATCTGGTGTCACCAATCTGTATTGTATTCCTGGAACACGTGCTGGCATGTTTTCAGTATGTGGATTCACATCAATGCGAATGATGGATTCACGCAATCCAATTACCATCTGTTGTGCACGCTGCATCAGTTGCCACAATCCAGCCTTTGTCACCAGTCCTTCACGACCAACCAGTTCATCAATGTCACCATTCATGTTGGTGATTGCTGGGTTCTCATGGTACAGAACTGCAAGTTGCCTTGTGATTTGTTCAAAAGGATTTGAACTCATGTCACTTGGTCCCCATGCTTCTCTGCGGTCTGGTGGCAAATGTCTGCTGAGTTCATCTTCCAAATCTTCTTCCCACGCTCCAAGAATCATGCGCCTGCGCAATCCAGTATGGTCCCATCTTGCCTGCTCTCCTGCATTCATTGCAAGGGGTTTCATTGGTTTGTCATTATACATATTCAGAACCTCAAGTGACTTGGAATGTTGGTGAATCTTTGATTTTCAATAACTGGGGTAACACAATACCGCAAGGCATCCACACAATGACCCCATTCATCTCTTGACCTTGCAGATTGGTTCTTCTTCATTGTCCATCTCTGAATGGACTGAATAGTGCGGTTGCACTTGGGATGAATGAAAAACTGTTTCCGGGCCATGATTGAATGAATCATTGCACTGCCATAATATACACTATATCTTGGCTTCTTGATAGTGCGGATTCTGAATGGCAATTGTGGCATTCTTAGAATGTTTTCAAAGGAGCGCATCAAGAGACTGTTTGACATCTTGCCTGAACCATTCTTGCCACTGCCAAAGTGCACATTATCACCAGTCCACAAGCATTGTGCTGGTTGCACATTGTTTCTTGCACACATCTCCAAAATTGCTCTGGCATGTGCTTCAGGTGGTGCGGCTCCAGAAATGTATTCATCAAGAACATATACCCAAGGGTCCTGCGGATTTGCCACATTGACAGCAGACAGCAATGCAATTTGTGTATTTGGCTGCGAACCATGGTCAATGCCAATAGCCATGCTGTAATTTGCCGGTGGTGGTGGCACACTGGAAATCATTGATTCATCAAAACAGTCAAATACCCTTCCTTCAGGTATCCCAATAACGAAGTCCCCATTCAAGCGCGCATTTCGGTCTATGGGCAAATAAGTCTGTGCAATTCGGTCAATAGTTTCTTGACTGATTGTGGGTTTGCAGTATTTTGGTGTTGTCATTGGCACTGTCAAAGGTGCCTTTGTACAAGACACAATGCCTTCTTCAACCAGTTTCTGCATATATCTCACATCTTGACCAACTGGTGTCATGGTCACAGCTATGGTTCCACTTTTTCCACCGGCTCCACCTCGAAGGGTTCTAGCTGCAATCTCATTCCAAACTTCCTGTGGCACTGGTTCATCAACATGGACAAAAGATGCAGTGAAAGATGCCAGTCCAAGTCCTTGGTTGGCTGTCTTGATGTATATGATGGAACCATTATTGAATCTGACTATTGGGTTCACTCCTCTGAAACCCTTACCAGGTACAAATTCACAATCTGGATGCAGCGACCCTTTTGGAGTCAGTGCAAATAACTTCTCTTGAATCGTCACTGACTGTTGATGTGAGTGTGTTATCAAG